CGATGGCGTGGTGGGCGAAGACCGATTGCGGCATCACCGTCCACAGGCAGGATCGGTTTGTCGAGATTGCGGTCTGGAAGTGCAGGTATCGCTGGGTCGGGACGCAGGGCGAGACTACCCTGCTCTACAACAAAACCGCAGGAAACTACACTGAGAACCTAGATGCGTTTGACGTTTAAACGCACAGAACTCAAGCACCCTCCCTAATACTAGGGCCAGATGCGGAGGATAAATTGGTCAGAATCAAGCCAAAACACAGCTAAGTCATTGTCAGATAACAAGATTTTTATTTCACAATGTGAGAGTTGCGAGAGTTGTGCAAAGTTGCGACATTCAAACCGCCGTATTTCAGGTTGGTAGCTTTGACGGTCTGAGCTGTTTAAACGTACAAGTACAGACAAAAAAAGGGAGGGGGGATGAAGTCATTGCTTCACCCCCCCCTCTTTATTTCAACGCATAAAACACCGCTCTCATCACGGTTGTGTACCGCCCCCTTACTTGAGGACTGATACTGTGCGAAAGGACGCACCAGTGTTGCTTTGCTGGGTTGTACCGGATGTATCGCTCACCTTTTTTAAACAGTCGAGTAGTCGCATGGAGTTCCAAAAGATGACTGAAAAGCCCCGTCTGTCTGACAAAGTGAGGGCACGGGTCAGTCAGCGTCTTGATCAGCCGCACAGATGTACTCGTACAGCCCAGCATCGATCTTGGCTTTTGGGAAGAAAAGTAGCTTGTCTTTAACTAAGGCCGCTCCCAAACCAAAATCGCCAAGTAATTCGCCAATGTAGTAGAGGTCTTCAGGCGTATCAAACATGACCGCCAGACAGAAGGCAACTCTGTCCATGCCGTAGTCGTGGATCGTGACCTCATATCCGGTCTCGCGTATCAAATCAATCACTGGTAGTAAAGACATCAATGCACTCCTTTTTGTGGCGGGTTTAAAAACATTTCTAAATCGTAGCAACGTGCAGAGCGTTGCAAGTACTCTTCACGGGTTATTGTCATGACTGAGAGGCTGGCAAGCACCTTGTGGAGCAAAGCGCAGACCATGTCGTGGTCAAGGTTGGATGCCTCAAGCAAACCAACCACGCTGTACAAAACGTCAGCGGGATTGGTACGGTCATCAGTGGCGGGTTCTATCATCTATGGTCTCCAATATAAAAGATCAAGCGCCACCACAATGATGGCAAGCAGGAACACAACACGGGTGATCAGGTCTTCTCGTTTAAACATTTAATTCCTCCGGTATCTCAACCTCATCACCCAACTTGCTCGCCACATAGCATCTCATTGCGGCGATAAGGGGTGTTGGGCCGTCTGCACAAGCCGTACGCCAAATAAACCCGCCTTGCTTGGTGGGCAAGCATTTGAGGTCTATCATCTCCCGCTCAATAATCGGCCCACCTTGTGCCCAATTGGTAGATGGGGACACTAAAACTTTGCGCCCGTCCTCGTCATAAACTATGGGAAAAGGAAGGTCGGCACACTTCGCCACCGCCCAATCAAGGGCTATGCCTGTCAGTTCAGTTGTTTTCATAAAAATTCTCCTTTGACCAGATCCCATTCGGAGTCGGTGAACGCCTTGTGACGATCCACTCTCGCGTTATCCCCGTCATACGTCTTAAGGGATGTTTCTATCCTGCCATCAGCCAGCACCGCAATAACTTCCGCGCCTCTGATCTTGCCATCAATGATGACCACAATGTTGTCGCCTTTTTTCATTCTGTATCTCCTTGATCTAGTTCGATGGACTCAATCTCCCAGTCGGCATAGGTCAACTCGTAAGACCCGTCCGATTGCAATTCATCCCATGCCAGTTGCTCTGCCTCTTCCACGTTGTTGGCCTCCACGGTGACGTTGATGTAGCTGGTGCGTTTCAATTCAATTTGATAAGTCTTCATGCTGTTTCTCCTATTGTGAAACTGTGGATGGGTTCGGGCAGGTTGTCCACCCAGTTGGCGGGGTATGCGTTCACATGCAGATCGGTTTCTTCTTTGGCGTGGCCTGAGACCTCGCACCCCGACAAGTTGATGTCGTAGTCTCCCCAAACGATCCAATCGTCAAGCCCAGCCAGTTCATTGGTCAGATCGTTGACAAGCCCAAAGCGGTAGCCCTCGCAGAAGGCGCGTAGTTCGTTCAGTGTTTTCATTTCATTTCTCCTAGTTGCGCGGCTCACGCCGCAAGTTTTAGTTTGTTGAATGCCACCGTGCCAAGGTCTTCAACCTTGTTGACGTAGACAGCGTTGGGATACACATGGCCCACGCCCTCCAGAATGCCAACCCCTATCGTTGTCACGCCCAGCTTTGCACCGGACAGGCACTGTGCGCGGGTAGCATCAGGGTCACCCTCGCCATCAGTCAGGACAAAGCAAACCTTTCGCGCCTCTGGGCGGCGTAACAGCATGCCGTGAGCGTAGGAAAGGGCGGCGTAATCGTTCGTATTGCCACTGGGCGAGACGCACTCAAGCAACGCCTTGGTGCGCGGCACTGGCATTGACCAAGGCTTTAGAACGCTGACCACATGGTTGAACGTAACTACGCTGGTAGCTACACCAGAGGCGGCAAGCACAGTCAGCAGGGCGTAGCAGACGTTGACGGCATTGGGCATGCGTCTAAAGTGCTCCATCGAACCCGAACAGTCCAGCACAATGGTCACCGCTGAGTCAACACCAGCCACCTCATGTCGGCGTTTAAACAGGCGGTCACTATGCCCGATGTTTGATAGGGCGTTGATGTTGAGTGAACCAGTGCGGCGGTTGATGTTGAATTCCTCAGTGCCGCTGTTCTCAAACATCTTGCGAATTTCGTAGCGTAATTTTGCGGGGATCATGGGGTCTCCTTAGATTGAAATAGTCCAACGCTTTGTGTCAACGTGGTAGCCCTCTTTGCGAATGTCGGTATCAGAGGTAGCGCCGCCGCTTTTTGACTCTGGGGGCAGATCCACGTCAGGCTCAGTGGAGCGGGGGTTCACGTCCTTACCGTTGGCGCGGCGCGGAGTCTTGGCCTCGCCAGTGCCCTCGTCAGCCTCGTCCTGTGGGTCACCCTCACCCTCGTCATTTGAAGGCTCTGTAGGGCCGTCTGGAGGCTCTGTAGGGCCATCCGGCGGCTCTGTTGGGCCAACGGGCGGCTCTGGCGGGGTCGGGGTCATCAGTTGCTTGTAGACCCACTCAGCAATCTTCCACGTGTCAGCAGTCCCGTTCGCCTGTTCAAGACGGGAGCAAGCCTCGTCAAAGATTGGACGCAGACCCTTTGCCAGTGGTACGCGCACTTGACCATGCTTACGCGCATACACCGCGAGGGCGAACGGGTACTGCTTAGGGTCAGACCAATCCTTGACCTCGACAAGGGCTTGATTCGCCATTGTGTCGATCAGCAGACCCAGCAGACCCTGCGCGTTTCCGGTCAGTGCCTGACGCACTGCGCGGTTCTCGATGTAGGCATCCTCAATCGCATTGTGCAGACCAATCAGGTAGGGTGACTTGCTTGTGTCGATCTGGTCGAAGTCAGTAAACTTGCGGTGCAGTAACTCATGCAGACCAAAGCCTGTGAATTTTTGCAACTCAAGCTGGCTCATCACCGCATCATCCTTGATGTTGGTGATGTAGATCTGCCCGTTGCGGTTGATAGCCGCCGTAGGGATCCATTCTTTGAATTGGACATTTACGCTCCGAATCGAAAGGTCAGAGGCCATCTTGTGGATGGCGGTAGTCAGTGCGGGTTTGAATTCCCAGCCAAAATATTTACGCATGATTAAATCCATTTCTCAATTTGAGCAGGGTTGAGGTAAGCCGCTTTGATTGCGTCAAGAGCGGCGGCACTTTCGCTAGGCTGACGGGCGGTAACTGCTGAGGCCCAAGCCTCGTCAACAGACAGCACGTTCAGTGCGCGGATAAAAGCAATGGCAGAGCGGATGGACGGGGCATCGATAACGTCTCCGGTCTCAACCTTGGCACGGGCGGCATTGATGGCATCCACAACGTGCCCAGCCAGCAGTTCATTGCATTGGGTATGCCTCACCAGCGCAGTCACCTCGTCAGCCTTGGACAGGTACTCAAAGCGAATGACCCGTGAAAAGCGGTCAGCCAGAGAGGAGTTCATCTGCCTTGTGCCAGCGTAGCGTCCAGACTGGTCGCCGTTTGTCAGGGTGTTGTCAGCGGCGAACACCAGCACCCCAGCCGCACGGCGGCGAACCTGACCACCAAAACTCACGGCAGAGTTAGGCTCCAGAAACCCGTTCAGGGTAGCCAGTTCGCCAGCATCGCAGTTGCTGACCTCGTCCAGCAAAACCACAGTCGAGGGCGAGACAAAGCCAGTCATGAACGCACCCATTTTGAACACCGTGGCGCTGTTCTCCAGACCCGTGCAACCCACGTAGTCCTCTGTCGTGGTGTACTTGTGGAAGTTGATGCGGGTGTAGGCGCGGCCTGTTTTGGCGGCAAACTGACGGGCGGTCTCGCTCTTTCCAGTCCCTTTTTCACCGCCAAACCACAGGTTTTCGCCCGTGTTTTGGGAAAGCAACAGGTGCTTGATGATGCCCTCAGTCCAAACGAAGTTGGGGTCAATGGTTGGTGCGTCCACGGCATCCCAGATGTCAACCATCAGGGGCTGGCCCTTGGCATCCTTGACGTCCACGCCAAACACGTTGAGGGCGGTCTCAGACCCAATCACCTTGGCGCTCACGCCGTTGGCAATCACCGCCTCAGCGCCAGCATCAATCACTGACTGTTTAAACGGGGCAAACGCCTTGTCGATGGCCAGAGCAACCTCAGCGGCAACCTTACGGTCATCAACCGTGGAAACTGCGAGGCGGTCAATGTTCTGGCGGTTGGCCTCGATGTCCTGCTCCAGCGCCGCCAAGGCGCGGGAGACGGTCTGGGTCAGCGTGTTGTGGCTGTTAAGCCCTTTCAGCGCATCACTGGCGGCACGATCTGCCACAACCCGTACCGCATCCAACACGGCGCGGTCAGCGCTCTGGCCTCTCACGACACTGTCCAGCACGGCGGTTGAGCCTGTGGACACGTTGCTGATCACAGGCGCTGGGGAAGTGCCCCGAATGGCGTTCAGATCAATAGACCCGTCACGCACCATACCCACCAGAAAATCGGCGGCTTGGCTCTTGATTTCCGAATCCGTACCTTGCAACACAGTGGTGTTCCTCACCGCATACGCCGCCATCACAACAGCGAAGGGCAGGGCAAGAATTCTCAATTTGATTTGTGCGTCAGTCATAAGGTGCTCCGTTTAAACAAGGTTAAGGATGTCAGAGTCCTGTGGGCAGGACGGGAGGCCAAGAGCGGCCCATTTGCTGGTAAGCCTGACGGTGTACCCGCAAGAGGGGCAGACCGCTTTCAGCATGCGAGTGCCCTGAGTCTTTTTGGTAGTCATCGACAGGGCGGCATGGGGGTACGCATCAAGCGACTTGATGATCTCGCCGTAAACCGAATCGAAGGTTGCGGCCTTACCCGTGGCTTTCCAGCCAGCCTTGGTAGGGGATGGGGCAAGGTGCATCAGGTTGCCTACCTTTTGGAAGTTGACCCCGTGATTCATAGCGCCAGCAGTGGCATGGCACAACTCATGCACCAGCACTTCAAACACCTTTGTTGGGTCATCCAGCACGGGGCTGATCAAAACCTCGAAAGTCTTGTCTGCGCTGGCGGTGTCAGCCCAGCATTCACCTATTGCACCGGAGCGCTTGGCGTTCGATGGGAAGCCGCACGTGACACGTACGTTCGCTGGCAGGGGCTTGCCCACTGCCCCGAAGAAGGGGCGTAATTCAGAGACGGCGGCGTTCAGCCAGTCTTCACGGTTGGTTGTAGTCATTTCATTTTCTCCTTGATGGTAATTGTAGCATGTTTAAAAGGGCTAGTCTTTTTTATTTGATAGCAGTTGCGATGACTCCGCCCAGCATGGCACTGCCCCAGATGAGGCCAGCAATGAAGAGCCAGCCCCCGTCAACGAGGGGCAGGGTCATGCAGATAGTCAGCACGGCTACGATGGTTGTCAGAATTGCGTACATGGTCATTCCTCAGATTCAAGTTCACGAACAATTTGGCGGCAGATGTCAGACTGACGATCCAGCATGGCGTCACGCTCCAGCCATAGGCGGGTGACGTAGTCGCTGGGTTCATTGGCAGTCTGTCGGCATTCATGGATCAGCAGGGTTGCGTCAATGTCAGCAATGGCGCGGCGGCACGTGCCCATGTCATAGGTGCTGGCCTTGCGTTTAAACGCCTGAGCGTAGGCGGTGCGGTCTTGATGGTTCATGGTTGGTCTCCAGTTAAATAATTGCAGAGTCGCGCAGAGCGGTACGCACCCCAACGCCCAGCGTGGCGCGGCAGATCACGTTCTGCCATTCGCCGATAGGGTTGGAGTCGATATCAAAGGCCAGCTTTTCGCGGTCAATCGTATGGGTGCGGCTGGCCCATTCGATCTGCTGGTAGGTCATGGCGGCGCGGGTCAGCACGTCCCAGTGAGTGGCAGAGGGGTTCTTGGCAAACGCCCTGTGGGCGGCGGCAAGGATTTCCTTTGTGTATGAAACGTGGGAGGCGAGAGGGGAGGTGAGTCGAGTAGTCATGGTGCGTCCTTACTTTGGGTTGAATTGAGCGGGAGGGGTTTGGGTATTGAGGTGAGCGGGAATGTGAAACATGGTTGTTCTCCAAGTTGTGCGACATTGCACTCCAATGCCCAAAGGGCATCAGGCTGAAATGTCAGGCGGCGTGGATCACTGCTGTACCAGCGTCATGCCAGCAGTAGTCAAGGCCATTGGCGGTCAGGATGGCCTCGATCTCAGGGTGCATGAAGTCAGGGCCAACAGCCCAGACCTTGTCGTGGTTGTCTTCTGCGCTGATCACAAACCAATCAGGCCGGTTGATCACAGGAGCGCCGATAGCTTGCAGGGCGGCGAATGCTTTGTTGACTTGAGTCTTGGTCATGGTGTCTTTCCAATGAAGTGCAAGATGGCACTGCAATGCCCTCAGAGAAGGCATCACGGTTGCATCTAATGTGAGATGTTTTATCTACCGTCACAGTGGACAGGTACAGGGCGGAACCCCTGTCTGACTTGCTCCCTTGCGGGTATCGCCTCAGACCGACTTTATAGTGAGCCATTCACTGTCCACATCTAAACCGTGTGGCAGGTAGCGTCAGACCGGAGTCTTGGCTTGCTGAGATCAGCGGTGCAATCACTTGCACTGGGGAGAATAATATCAGTAGCATTTAAACAGTGTCAAAACAATTGTTTTTATCAAGAACCGGAAGTCGATAGCCTGATGCTATCAGTGCTCTGGACGGGGTGATACTGGTGCTGAGATCAGTGCTCTATATAGATAGCCGGAGACTCTGGGCAACATGGTCTACAAGGCGTTGGAAGCAGTACAGGCTGGGTTGGTATCAACCGTTTAAACGGTGAGCTTGTATGGGGTTGTGCAATGCATAAGTAGTAGGAAATCTATCCACAGTATCCACAGATGGTTGTGGATAACTCAAGGTTGTTCAGTGAATTGTGGATAACTTTCTAGTACGAAAGTATTGCAGAAGTGCCTACAAGGCACGATCAGGGATGGGTTGGTGCATGGGTAGCCTGTACAGGTTTAAACGGCTCTGGTAGACTCTGCCCTGAGAACGGTACTGGATGTTTAAACAGGCTGTAATTAACCACAGGACATGAGACATGAACGATACAAAGAAGGCCGGACGGGCAAGCAAAGATGAACTACTGCAAGCGCTGGAGGATGCTCACCTACAAGAGCCAGACACGGAAGATGACGGGCCGGAGATCAGCGAAGCGGAACGGTTAGCCTCACGCGCAGAACCCCCAGTAATGAGAGTCGATGGAAAGCCAAGAGGCACTGAGGACTACAGGAAGATCCAACCACTGACCGCAAGCCAGATGGAATTCACCAAAGGGTGTATCGCTGGCAAGACCATGAGACAAGCGTATCGAGACGCATACCCCAACGCAAAGGGATCAGATCAAGTCATCACGTCAAGTGCCTACAGGCTGAGCCGTGATCCACGTATCCAGAAGGCACTGCAAGATGCATGGGGTGAGACCATCGAAGTGCTGGCAGAAGACACGGCGGCTACCAAACGGTATGTGATGAAGGAGTTGTTGGCACTGACCAAAGGAGGCAAGCAGGAAGGATCACGGTTGAAAGCACTGGAGTTGATGGGCAGGGCGGCTGGCATGTTCCAGATAGCCACCGATAAGCCTGTAGACAAACCCAGCGCAGAGCAACTACGCAAAGAGTTGTCTGGCCACCTCAAGCTACTGGACAACGTCAAGCCCATGCGTAGCGTGTAAACGGTCATCACGCGCACCCCACCCACTCCCCACCCGCCTTTTGCGGCGGTGCAGGCCCGTCTACCCTATACGCTCTAATCCACTCAAACAAAACTATTTCCACAGACCCCCCCCTTCTCTTCCCGTTCCAGACCCCCGGGGGGATCTATATTTTTGGAAAAGAGACCCTTGCGAACGTTCGCTCCTTGATGTACAATCGTTTAAACATGAGTCCCAAACAACAACTCGTCTATGATTTCATCCGTGCTTACGTGCGTTTACACGGTGTGCCGCCGTCGTATGCCGTGATTGCCCGGGGCTTGGGATTGAAGAGCAAGGCAAACATCCACAGGGTTGTCCACATCCTTCAGGATGAGGGCTTGCTTGTAATCAAGCCGCACAAGTTCAATTCGATCAAGCTGATTGACCGCAGTGTCCGTGGAGTAGCTTCCCTATGATGAGCCGCGAGGAGGTCGAGAAGTACAAGAGCTTGATCCCCTTGGTCGATGATCTTGAGCGAGCCAAGATCATGATGCTTCTGGAGTACGACAGGGTTGAGAAGTGCAATGAGTCGTTTATTTATTTTGCGTCTCACATGTGGCCGGGGTTTATTTCAGGGAAACACCACCAGATCATGGCCAACGCTTTTGAGCGTGTGGCCAAGGGGGAGTTGAAGAGGTTGATCATCAACATGCCTCCCCGGCACACCAAGTCTGAGTTTGCCTCCTTCCTGCTCCCGGCTTGGTTTCTGGGCAAGTTCCCGGAGAAGAAGATCATCCAGACCGCTCACACCGCAGAACTGGCCGTGGGTTTTGGTAGGAAGGTAAGGAATCTGGTCTCTTCCGAGACCTACAGCCGGATCTTTGACACTAAGCTCTCCTCTGACTCAAAAGCCGCAGGACGATGGAATACCGACATGGGCGGAGATTACTTCGCTATTGGTGTTGGTGGTGCTGTCACTGGTAAGGGCGCGGATCTTTTGATCATTGATGACCCTCATTCTGAGCAGGAGGCCAAGCAAGGCAACCCTGCGGTGTTTGACAATGTGTATGAGTGGTACACATCTGGCCCTCGGCAGCGTTTACAGCCCGGTGGAGCCATCATTATTGTGATGACCCGGTGGGCCAAGAGAGATCTGACTGGCGCCATCCTCAAGAATTCCGAAAAAGACGGTGTAAACGACTGGGAAGTGATCGAATTCCCCGCAATTCTGCCGTCCGGAAGCCCTTTATGGCCCGGTTTTTGGAAAAAGGAAGAGCTGGAGGCCATCAAGGCTGAGATTCCAGTCGCCAAATGGGAAGCGCAGTACCAACAGAACCCCACATCCGAGGGAAACGCGATCATCAAGCGCGACATGTGGAAGATCTGGCAGTCGGAGACCCCTCCTATCTGTGAGTACGTCATCCAAAGCTGGGATACCGCCTTCGAGAAGTCAAACCGCGCAGATTATTCAGCTTGCACCACGTGGGGGGTCTTCGACCACCCTAACGATCAGGGCGAGAATCGAACAAACATCATCTGTTTGGACTCCTTCAAAGCCCGGATGGAGTTTCCGGAGCTTAAACAGAAGGCGCTGGAGCTTTATCAGGAATGGGAGCCGGACACCCTGATCATTGAGAAAAAAGCCGCAGGTGCCCCCCTCATTTATGAGCTTCGCCAGATAGGTGTTCCTCTTTCGGAATATACACCGGGCAAAGGAAGCGATAAGATTGCGCGTGTAAACGCCATTTCCGATCTTTTTGCGTCGGGCGTGGTTTGGTGTCCAGACACCAGATGGGCAGATGAGTTGATAGAAGAGGTCGCGTCCTTTCCGAACGGGGACCATGACGACCTTGTTGACTCAACCAGCCAAGCGTTACTGAGATTTAGGCGTGGAGGCTTTATAAGCCTCGAGAGCGATGAAGAAGATCAACCAAGCTTTCGCCGTAAAGCTGCGTATTACTAAGGATTATCTATGGCTACCAATATCGACAAAGCTCTCTATCAAGCACCAATGGGACTGGAGGCCACTGAAGAGGAGGCCATTGAGATTGAGATCATTGACCCCGAAGAGGTCAACATTGGGATTGGCGATCTCGAGATCAGTATCGAGAAGGATGAGCCAAGCGTTGATGATTTTGATGCCAACCTTGCTGAGTACCTGCCTTCGGGTGCGATGTCTGCTTTGGTCAGTGATCTGGCCAGCGACATTGACAATGACAAGAACTCTCGCAAGGAGTGGGAGAAAGCTTATGTCACCGGCCTGAAGCTTCTTGGCCTACAGATTGAAGAGCGCACTGAGCCGTGGGACGGTGCCTCCGGCGTCTTCCACCCCATGATCACCGAGGCGGTGGTCCGCTTTCAGTCGGAAACCATCACCGAAACATTTCCGGCGCAGGGTCCTGTACGTACAAAAATCATGGGCAAGGACACCCCTGAGAAGAAAGAGGCCGCTCAGAGGGTTCAGGATGACATGAACTTCCAATTGACCGAGGTCATGCAGGAGTTCCGCCCAGAGCATGAGCGCATGTTGTGGAGCCTACCGGCCACGGGTTCGGCTTTCAAGAAGGTCTATTACGACCCAAGTATTGGGCGCCAGACCTCGATCTTCATCCCGGCAGAGGATATATACCTCCCCTATGGAACCTCAGACATCCAGAGTTGCTACCGGGTCACGCATGTTATGCGCAAGACCAAGAACGAGATCATGGAGCTACAACAGGCCGGGTTCTACTGCGATGTGGATATTGGCAGTCCTGATCGAGCAATTGATGAGATTAACAAGGCCAAGGACAAAGAAACAGGCTTTGCTGATTTAAACGACGAGCGCTTCACATTGTGCGAAAGCCACGTCAAGCTGTGCATCAAAGACGATCCCCTGTGTGATAAGGACGATGACGGCGAACCTACAGGTATCGCTCTGCCGTATGTGGTGACCTTCCTTCGCGGAACGAACACAGTTATGGCCATCCGCCGTAACTGGAATGAGGAAGACAGCCTCCACCTTAAGCGCCAGCACTTCGTTCACTACCAGTACATCCCCGGCTTTGGTGCGTATGGATTCGGCCTGTTCCACCTGATTGGCGGGTTCGCAAACTCTGCCACCAGCTTGATGCGTCAGTTGATCGACGCAGGCACCTTGAGCAACTTGCCCGGTGGATTGAAGACCCGTGGTCTGCGGATCAAGGGCGACGATACCCCAATCGCACCGGGCGAGTTCCGCGACGTGGATGTGGGTTCCGGCACGATCAAAGACAACATCTTGCCGCTGCCATACAAAGAACCAAGTCAGGTTCTGATGTCACTGCTAAGCAATATTGTGGAAGAGGGCCGCAGGTTTGCAGCCACCGCAGATATGAAGATCAGCGACATGGGCGCCAACGCACCCGTGGGTTCGACTCTGGCTCTGCTCGAGAGACAGCTCAAGGTCATGACCGCAGTTCAGGCTCGGGTCCATTTTGCCCTGAAGCAGGAACTTCAACTCTTGGCAGTGATCATTCGAGATTACACCGACGACGAATACACCTACGAGCCGGACGGCGAGAAAGGCCCAAGGGCCAAAAAGGGCGACTACCGCCATGTAGACATCTTGCCGGTCAGCGACCCCAACGCAGCTACCCTTTCTCAGCGGGTAGTTCAGTATCAGGCGGTTATCCAACTGGCCCAATCTGCCCCGGACATCTACGACCTGCCAAAGCTGCACAGGGGTATGTTGGACGTTCTGGGCATCAAGAATGCCGACAAACTCGTTCCTATGGACGAAGACCAGAAACCGACAGATCCGGTCTCTGAAAATCAGAACCTGCTTAAGGGCAAGCCCGTCAAAGCCTTCCAGCATCAGGACCACCAAGCCCATATTCAGGTTCACCAAGCTGCGATGCAGGACCCAATCATCATGGAATTGATTGGTCAAAACCCGAGGGCGGGGGCAATGCAGGCTGCGGCCATGGCCCACATTGCAGAGCACGTTGGCTTTGGTTATCGCCAGAAGATTGAGCAACAGCTTGGTATGCCACTGCCTCCAGAGGGAGAACAGTTGCCTCCGGAGATCGAAATCTCTCTGTCCAAAATGCTGGCGCAGGCTTCTCAGCAACTCTTGCAGCAAAACCAAGCGCAGGCCGCTCAGCAAGAGATCCAGAAACAGGCAGAAGACCCTGTTGTACAAATGCAACAGAAAACACTGCAAATCAAAGAAGGCGAATTGCAGCTTAAAGGTCAAAAGATTCAGAGCGATGCACAAATCAAAGAACAAGAACTTGCGCTTCAAGCTCGGACGCAGCAAGACAAAACAGCCATTGAGGTTGCCAAACTGAGGAAAACACCATGATTCAGGATTTCGCCCGCGTATTGCGCGAACTAATACGCACCGACATGAACAACTATGCGGATGATGCCGCCAGCGGAGCATGTCGCTCATTTGAGGAATACCAAAAACTCTGCGGGACCATTCAGGGTCTGGCTCTTGCAGAGCGCCATCTCCTAGACCTTGTGAAGAAAGCCGAACAATCAGATGAGTGAAATCCTTCTGCCCCCGGGTATTACCTTACCCAAATACATCCAGCCCCTAGATAAACCCGAGGATGACGACGATAAAGCGTCCGCCTTGCCTATACCGACGGGCTACAAGATGCTGTGTATCGTGCCTGCCGTAGACGAGAAGCTTGCGGGAACATCTCTGGACCTCATCCGAGATGCCGCAACCATGCGCCTTGAAGAGAGCGCCACAACCGTGCTTTGGGTTATGAAGCTCGGGCCAGATGCGTACAAAGATACCGCCAAATTTCCATCAGGAGCATGGTGTAAAGAGGGTGACTTTGTGCTCGTGCGTACCTACACCGGTACGCGCTTTCGAGTGTTTGGTAAAGAGTTCAGGGTACTGAACGACGACCAAATTGAATGTGTTGTGCAAGATCCCCGGGGTTACACCCGCGCTTAAGGAGCAAAAATGCCTGCTTTTAAATTTCCAGATGAGATTGACGATAACGATAAAGACGTTGAAATCACCGTTTCCGGTGATGAAGTAGAGGTCGAGATCGTTGATGACACCCCCGAAAAAGACCGTGGCCGCAAGCCACTGGACCGCGATGTGGAAGATCCTACCGATGAGGAGATCGAAAGCTATTCGGACGGTGTCAAAAAACGGATCAAAGAGCTAACTCATGCCCGCCACGATGAGCGCAGGGCCAAAGAGTCCCTGTTCCGTGAAAAGCAGGAGCTTGAGCGCCTCGCTCAGCACATGGTCAGTGAGAACACCAAACTTAAACAGTATGTTAAGTCTGGCACTGAACAATACGCAGCCTCCATTAAACAGGTGGCGGACGGCGAGCTGGAAAACGCCAAGCGGCAATACAAAGCAGCGTATGAATCCGGAGACGCAGATGCCTTAGTTGCAGCCCAAGAAGCCATGACGGACGCCAAGATGCGAACCGAGGCTGCAAAAAACTTTCGCGCACCCCCTTTACAAGACGCTGAAACTACTGTACAAACTCAACCACAAGTATCGCGTCCAGAAATCGACGAAAAAACTGTTCGCTGGCAGGCTAAAAACCAGTGGTTCGGTTCTACGGGATACGAGGAACACACCAGCTTTGCACTAGGGCTGCACCAAAAACTAGTCAACTCGGGACTTGACCCCCGCTCTGATGAATATTTCGAGCGCATTGATGCTCGCATGAAGTCGACATTTCCGGAAGTTTTCGGCAGTGAAGACAAGCCACGTTCCGGCGATGGCTCCAAACGACCTACTTCGGTGGTTGCACCAGCAACTCGCTCTACGGGCGCAAGAAAGATACAACTGACACCGACGCAAGTAGCGTTGGCAAAGAGGTATGGACTTACACCGCAGCAGTACGCAAACGAAGTAGCAAAATTGGAGAAATCAAATGGCTGAAAATACAAACCGGAACCCTCGTGATCTTGAGTCACGCGCTAAAACAACTCGTTATGTCTATGTACCTTCGAGTTCCTTGCCAGATCCGCTTCCAGACGCCAACTATAGGTATCGTTACATCATGACGAGCATCAATGGAATGGCACAACCTACGCACGTATCAAAAATGATGCGTGAAGGCTGGGAGCCAGTGAAGGCAGTGGATCACCCGGAGTTGCTGTTGGAAGGTGATGCTAAGACCGGAAATGTCGAGACAGGTGGCCTCATGCTTTGTAAGCAAGCCATTGATCGCGTACAGGCCCGGAACGAGTATTACGACAAACAGGCACAAAACCAGATGAGTTCTGTAGATAACAGCTTCATGCGAAATAGTGATCCGCGCATGCCTTTGTTTGCTGACCGAAAGTCAACAACAAGTCGTGGCGGATTTGGTTCAAGTTCAAAGTAACAAGGAGTCCTTAAATGGCCGCTACTGCTTCTCCCTATGGGCTACGTCCCATTAATCGTGTCGACGGCATGCCTTATGCTGGCGCCACGAGTCAGTTCCTAATCGATCCCGCTGGCGAAGGCACAAACCTGTTTTACGGGCAAGTCGTCATCATCGGCTCAGACGGTTATATCGCTCTGTCTACCGCTACCGGCGCAGACATTACCACCAACAACCTTGGTGGCAATGGTATCGGTGCAGTCGGCGTTTTCGTCGGTGCTTCCTATATCAACGCACAAGGCCAGCAAATTTACGGCCAGTACTACCCCTCCGGCACAACCGGCGTGGTGACTGCATACGTGATTACTGATCCTTTCGTTACCTTCCAAGCTCAGCTAAGTGGTTCTGGCGCTCAATCAGTTTTGGGCACCAACACCTTCTTTACTGCCGTACAGAGCACTAGCACTGGTTCAACCCAGACTGGTAACTCAACTAGCTCTTTATCGGCTAGTGTGCAGGCTAGTGCTGCGGCTTTTCGTATTGTGGGCTTCGCGTCCACTCCCGGCGATGCGTTCACTGATGTGTTGGTTAAGTTCAACCCCAGTGCCCATTCGTTCTTGAACAACGTCGGCCTGTAAGGAGTTAAATCATGGCAATTTCACGCGCACAACTACTTAAAGAACTCCTCCCGGGTTTGAATGCACTGTTCGGTTTAGAGTACGCTCGCTACGGCGAAGAGCACAAAGAACTGTACGAAACAGAATCTTCTGAGCGTTCATTCGAAGAAGAGACCAAGCTGTCCGGTTTCGGCGCTGCACCTGTTAAAAACGAGGGTTCGTCCATCGCTTTCGACAACGCGCAGGAAGCCTTTACCGCTCGCTACACCCACGAAACCATCGCTCTGGGCTTCTCCATCACTGAAGAAGCAGTGGAAGACAACCTGTACGACAGTCTGTCTGGCCGCTACACCAAAGCTCTGGCTCGCGGTATGGCGTACACCAAGCAGGTCAAGGCTGCTGCTGTTCTGAATACAGGCTTCTCCGGTACTGCCCTCGGCGGTGACGGCGTGTCTCTGTTTGGTTTCAATAGCTCTGCCACTCTGGTTAACCACCCTCTGATTTCTGGTGGCACCAACGGCAACACACCATCCACAGCTTCTGACTTGAATGAGACTTCCTTGGAAGCCGCTACCATTCAGATCGCAGCTTGGGTGGATGAGCGTGGTCTGCTGATCGCTGCCAAGCCCGTCAAACTGGTGATCCCACCATCTTTGATGTTCGTGGCAAAGCGTTTGCTGGACACCGAACTGCGAGTTGCTACCGCTGACAACGACATCAATGCGTTGAAGTCAATGGGCACCATCTCTGCTGGTTACACCGTTAACCACTATCTGACCGACACAAACGCTTGGTTCCTGACCACAGACGTTCCTAACGGTTTGAAGCACTTCGAACGTGCTGCGATGACAACATCGATGGATGGTGACTTTGACACCGGCAACGTCCGCTACAAAGCCCGCGAGCGTTACAGCTTCGGCTTCTCTGACCCACTGGGCATCTTCGGATCACCCGGCGCGTAAGGGAAAATGAGAAAAGGGGCTTCGGCCCCTTTTTTCTTGCAATTGTTTAAACGGCATGATATAAAGATGCCACCCCGGGCTTTCCGGTGTATCAGACAGTCCCGGCTGACGACATGCAGACTGATACGCCTAACTTGCATGTAAGGACCATATCATGGCATTGACCACATTCTCCGGCCCAGTTGCTTCGCAAAACGGCTTTATCACCACAATTTCCAATTCCTCCACTGGAGCCGCCGCTTTCAATGCGAGCACAACTGCCGTCACGATGACGGGCGTTGGCGGCACAGGCGGACGCACGCTGTTCCAGATGGACACTAACGTTGCCTTGGGTTCGTTTTCTAACGCCCTGAAAGCCGAAGTCACTTACGGTGCTACTGGTCGCACAACTGGTCTGGGTTCAGCCTTTGTTGCTGAGTTGACCCTGTCTGCCGGTACATCTTCTGGAACCTACGCTCCTGTTGAAATCGAGTTGAACGCTGGCTCTGGCGCTTCTACTGGCGCAGCCACTTCGATGATTTACGCTTCGCTTAATGGCGCTGGCGCTGCTACTGTCGATACCAACGGCTACCTGCTGAATCTCGCTGGTGTAACTGTTGCTGGTGCCAAATTGGCTGCTACCGGCACAATTACCAACGTCAACGAGATTACGCACGGTCTTCGTGTAAAGATTGCTGGCAGTGACTATTACCTGCTGGCAGCTACTGCCGCTAACTTCAACGCCTAATGGCCGAGTTAGATAAGGACTACCTGTTGGGGTTGAGGGGTCAGGCACTTGAGCAACGGCAAAAGTATCTGGACCTCATCCAACAGGCTAACGGAGCAATTGCAATGGTGGATGTTTTGTTAACAGAACTCAACCGAGCAGAACCGGAGCAGCAACATGACGATGCAGTATGACGTAAAGTCGTATCACAACACAGTGACGGGTGTGGCTGTGCCATACCGCGTACGCCTGAAAGGGATTGTGGTTTCGCCTTCCACCACTTCTACCCTGAATGTAGCGTTTGCAAACAATGTTGCAGCAGCCGCCACCTACGACATCCCCGGCACTGCGGTTTGCACGGTTACGTATGCTAACCACGGTCTAGCTGTGGGAGACAGAGTTGTTCTGAATTTCCTGACTGGCTCGGCTGTACCAGACACATACACCGTTGTTACAGTCCCAACGACAGGCACATTTACTGTTACTACAGCCATATTAACCACCAGCGGTAATGTGACAATGTATTCGGATGTGTTGGCTGAGATTGATTGCGCTACTGGAACATCGTTCTACACACTGATTCCCGGCGAGGGCGTATTGGCATCGGCAGGTATTTATGTGTTCTTGCCGTCTGCTACGGTAACAACGACCATATTTTACGGATAGGATTGCATCATGACCATGCAAACCGACGTCAAGTCCTATCACGTAACAACGTCTAGGACGGTAACTACCAGCCAAGTACGCCTTAAGAGCATCACGGTGTCTCCGAATACGGCATCTTTGCGTAGTTCGGCAGTGGCTGACCCTACATTTTCTAAGACGGGCACATACGCTAGGCTTGCCGCCAGTACCACTGTTACAGTGACGATTACGGCGCACGGGTTAGAGACGGGCGATAGGGTCTTTATGGACTTCACCACCGGCACAGCAGTGGATGGGGTCTATGCAATTACCAAGACCAACGCAAACGTTTTTACTGTAACAACCGCAGCCAGTACCGCAACCAGCGGCGCGGTGACGTTCTACAGCAGCATTCTGTTGGAGCTTGATACGTACAACATCATTGGCTTGCCGGTCACCATTCCCGGGGAAGGCATACTTTGTAAAAACGGTATGTTTGTAGGCGTTGGTGGCTCAGTAACCGCAACGGTATTTTATGGCTAAGAAAAAAGGCCCGGTTCTCTCGGTTGGTCGAGGCGAAAAGCTACCGATCTCCAAGGGAGCAGGCTTGACTGCCAAAGGCCGTGCCAAGTACAACGCAGCTACAGGCAGCAACCTGAAAGCCCCGCAGCCCCAAGGCGGCAAGCGCAAGGATTCGTTCTGCGCTCGCATGTCAGGCATGCCGGGGCCGCTCAAAGATGAAAAAGGCCAGCCAACCCGCAAGGCGGCTGCTCTGAAAAGATGGAAGTGCTGAGATGGACATCAACATCATCTGGTCGGGTGCGCTATCGCTCTTTATGGGCGCACTGTGGTTCTTTGTACGAGAGAAGTTTGAAGACATAAAGCGTCTTGAGCGGCTTTTGAACATAACACGAGAGGAAATCGCCCGTGATTACACAACTAAAGCAGAGGTTCAGCGGATTACTGAACACATTGACCAGCGGTTTAACCGCCTTGAAGCAAAGATTGACCAGCTTATTCAAGCGGGGAAATGATGCCAAGCACGAGTAAGAAGCAACACAATTTCATGGCTGCGGTGGCGAATAACCCATCGTTTGCCAAAAAGGTAGGCGTCCCACAGTCCGTGGGCAAAGATTTTTCAACTGCGGACAAGGGCCGTAAATTTTCAAAAGGTGGCGACATGAAAGAATCCAAAGCAATGGTGAAGAAGGAAATCGGCTTCATGAAAAAAGCTGGTGCCCCCAAGTCCATGATCAAGCACGAAAAGGCTGAAATGGGCATGAAAAAGGGCGGCATGCCTGCTGCACTTGCCAAACACGCAGCCAAACCCGCCTCTAAAGCTCACGCTGGCCTCAAAGAGGGTGGCATGCCTATGGTCATGAAAGATGGCAAAAAGGTCCCAGCCTTTGCCGCAGATGGCGAAGGCAAGATGAAAAAAGGTGGCCCCGTCAACAAAAAGGTTACCGGCATGGGTTATTCCAGTGGCGGCGTCAAGAAGATGATGGGCGGCGGCATGAGCTATGCCAAAGGCGGCGGCATTGAGTCTCGCGGCAAGACCAAAGGCAAGATCATTTAACTTGGAGTACAAGATGGCTACAAAGAAACCAATGAAAAAACCCGTTAAGCGCGTTCGTCGCTTTCAAGAGGGCGGAGAAACTGCCGACAAGATGGCTGGCCTTGCCGCCTCGAACAAGGATGCTCCCATGGGTTTCTTTGAGCGTCTTCGCATGGGCAACATCGATCAAGAAGGCTCACAGGCATACAACCGCCTTGGGGCTGGCCGTGCAAAGATGGATCGTGATGCAGCGAGTGAGCTTGCTGCCAACCGCATGGTTGATGACATGAATGCCTCTCGGCAGAATCAAGCCTACGGAAAATCAGAGGCTGACGTGATGGACGCCATGCGGCAGTCTGACATGATGCAACGTGGCCGTATAGCAGGTGAGGTAGTTGATAGCGCTGACAAGTATCGGGATTACACACCGATTGCCAAACCGGCTGCTGCGGCTCAGAATGCGGCAATTCTTGCGAGTAAACCAAGGTCCACTACATCCTCTGGCACAACAACAGGTGATCTCGCTAGGATTGATCGCAAAGTGCCAAGTGGGCCAACTCCAACTCGTGCCCCCGGTGGCGCCATGAAACGTGGCGCTTTATCTAATGAGGCTCCTGCGGCTTCTTCTTCGGCTGCGGCTCCTGCTGCCAAACCGGCTGCAACTAGTGCGGCAACCACTAGAGAAGAACGACAAGCTCGCATTGACCAAGCTTTCAAACCGCCTTCAGATGAACAAATTCAAAAGGGCTTAGAGGCTGGCACTTTAGGCGCTGGTTTTACCTTAAAAAAGATTGCTGATCTTGCTAAAAATTTGGCAAATCGTAAATCGGCAATGAAAGATCGTCTACGACTGGATCGCCCCGGAACAGTATCCGGCGAGGGTTTTGTTATGCGTGACGGTAAAATTGTTAAAGATGTCGCAGCGAAAGCTCCCCAGAAGGCCCTGCCTTCACCCATAACCGATGTTGTAGCTAAAAAACGCGGCGGCGCAGTCAAAAAGATGGCTCATGGCGGATCTGTCAAAAGCTCTGTGTCTGCGGCCTCTAAGCGTGGTGACGGCATCGCATTGCGTGGCAAAACTCGCGGCAAGATCTATTAAGGACTCAACATGGCGACTAAAAAATACACAGGCCCACGTTATGCGTCCACACAGGGCGCCGGTAAAACGGCTGACGATAAGTTTGACGCTGAAGCCCTAAAAAAAGGTGAAGCTCGTCTGATGGATAGCGACGTGCCTGACCAAAAAGCTATGCGCTACATCAAAGACGATAGTTTGTCTGGCCTTCTGGGTTCCGGCGTTGGCGGTGGTCGTTCTGGCGGCAAGGGCGGAGCCACAGCCAAAGAACTCAAACAGTACGAAGACAAACAAGACGCTGGTGTTTACACGTCTGAAAAGGGCAAGCCGCCATCTCCTCGTGAAATGGCAAAAGGCGGAGTCACTCGTGCTGATGGCTGCATTACCAAGGGCGGCACAAAAGGGCGGATGGTTTAAACATGATGGCCAGCCGTGGCATGGGGGCCGTAAACCTCAAGAAATTGCCCAAAGCTGCCAAGATGGCGGCAGGTGGCAAGGTCAACGCTGCTGGCAACTACACCAAGCCCAGTCTTCGCAAGCGCATCTTTAACAGCATCAAAGCTGCCGCAGTGCAGGGCACAGGCGCAGGTCAGTGGTCAGCCCGTAAGGCCCAATTGATGGCTAAACGCTACAAAGCCGCTGGCGGCGGCTACAAAGACTGATATGAAGGCACCGCAGAAATCCCTCAAGGACTGGGGCGACCAAAAATGGAGAACGAAAAGTGGTAAAAAATCTTCTGAAACAGGCGAAAGATACCTTCCAAGCGCTGCGATCAAAAGTCTCAGCCCTTCTGAGTACGCTGCAACGACCAAAGCCAAGCGAGCAGGAAAAGCCGCCGGGAAGCAGTTCGTAGCTCAGCCAAAACGTATTGCAAAGAAAACAGCAGGGTTTAGATAATGGCAAACACTTCCGGCTCTTCCGCGTTTAACCTTGACCTGACTGATCTGGTCGAGGAGGCGTTTGAACGCGCTGGTGGAGAGCTGCGCACTGGTTACGACCTTCGTACCGCCAGACGCAGTTTAAACATCATGTTTGCCGACTGGGCCAATCGCGGCATCAACATGTGGTCGATTGAGCCGGGAACCATCACCTTCGTGCAGGGCCAGAACACGTACGCCCTGCCATCTGACACCATTGACCTGCTCGAGCACGTCATCCGCACTGGCGCCAACTCGACTTCTACACAGGCAGACCTGACGATCACCCGAATCAGCGTATCAACCTACGCCACGATCCCAAACAAGATTCAACAGGCGCGGCCCATCCAAATCTGGATCCAGCGGTACAACGCACAAAGCTCGCCTACCGGCCTGACGCTGAGCGGCACTATTACTTCGACGGCAACAACAATTACCCTCAGTTCTACGGTGGGCCTTCCTGCATCCGGCTTCATTAAAATTGACAACGAGACCATCAACTACAGCTACATCTCAGGGAATACCCTGAATAACTGCTTCCGTGCTCAAAATGACACCACCGCTGCCTCCCATACCACAGGTACAGCCGTGTACTGGGAGCAGTTGCCTGCGGTTACCGTCTGGCCAACGCCGGACGGCTCGCAGACCTATACGCTGGCTTACTGGCGCCTTCGCAGGACACAGGATGCTGGTGGGGGTGTCAACATCATGGACGTGCCCTTCAGGTTCGTTCCGTGCATGGCGGCGGGTTTGTCGTACTACATAGCTGGCAAGATCCCTACGGGATACGAGCGCCTGCCCATGCTGAAACAGCAATACGACGAGGCATGGCAGCTTGCCTCGGATGAAGACCGCGAAAAGGCGGCTATCAGGTTTGTTCCACGCCGTCAGTATCTGGGGAGCGGGACTTAAATGGGCAATCGTTACGCATCTGGCAAGAACAGCATTGCCATGTGCGACAGGTGTGGATTTCAGTTTAAACTGACCAACCTGAGAAAAGAGATCGTCAAGACCAAAGTGGTCAACATGCTGGTTTGTCCGTCCTGTTTTGACCCGGATCAGCCCCAGCTTCAGTTGGGCATGTATCCAGTAGATGACCCGCAAGCGGTACGCAACCCGCGCAGGGACTCAACGTATGTAGTGGCAGGTTTAAACGCAGCAGGGTTCAATACCGGGGGTAGCCGGGACATCCAGTGGGGTTGGGCACCGGTTGGCGGCGCAAGTTTTTTCACCGAGTTGCTGACGCCAAACAATCTGGTGTTGACTACAGCGGTAGGGCAAGTAACAATCTCAGTAACTTAAGGAGTTAAAAATGGCCATATCGTATAAAACCAGACCAGCCCCAACAAAGGCGGTAATCAAGCCGACGGACAACAATCAGTACATGAAAGATTTAAACGTGTCTGTTGGCAACAACCGCAGCAACGATTACAAGCCAACCAAGACCACAGGCATAGTGACCCGTGGCAATGGCGCAGCCACTAAAGGCATCACTGCACGGGGACCAATGGCGTGAACTACACCCAGTTAACAGATGCGATCTGCGATTACACGCAGAACTTCGACACTGACTTCGTAAACAACATTCCGGTGTTTGTGGAGCAGGCCGAAGAACGCATTTTTAACACCGTTCAGTTTCCGGCGCTTCGTAAGAATCAGTACTCATTGATAACGCTCAACAACAAGTACATATCTTTGCCGAACGACTTCTTGTCTGTGTTTTCTTTGGCTTTGATAACAGGTGTTATCGGCGCAAACTTAGACACCGGCACGTACGAGTACTTGCTCAACAAAGATGTAAACTTTATCCGTCAGGCGTATCCAAGTCCAAACGACACGGGCGAGCCAAAATATTACGCTTTGTTTGGGCCAACGATTCTGAATTCAGCGATTACCACTGAGCTATCACTCATCCTCGGCCCAACTCCGGACGCTGCGTACTACGTAGAGTTGCAGTACTTCTACTATCCAACTTCGATTGTCACAGCAGGAACATCTTGGCTGGGCGACAATTACGATCCCGTCCTGTTGTACGGCTCTCTGGTAGAAGCGAACACGTTCATGAAGGGTGAAGCCGACATGACCGCCTTGTACAACGGCAAGTACACAGAAGCTCTGGCGCAGGCCAAGCGACTTGGTGATGGACTCGAGCGCGGAGATGCGTATCGGGACGGTCAATACAAGCAAAAGGTGATCTGATATGGCATTTGACCAGACGCTCACCACAAGCTTTAAAGAAGATATTTTGCTGGGTGTACACGACCTCGACACCGACACGCTTAAGATGGCCTTGTATTTGGCAACAGCCGATCTTGGCGCGGACACCACCGTTTACACGGCAACGGGTGAAACATCCGGTACCGGCTATGTAGCCGGAGGAAATGTGTTGACGGGCGTTACGGTTCAAACCTCGGGCACAACAGCTTTTGTCGATTTTGCCGACCCCACATGGAATCCCGCCAATTTCACAGCCCGAGGCGCGTTAATCTATAACGTCACCAAAAGCAACAAAGCGATTGCCATATTGGATTTTGGTTCCGACAAGGTGGCGACCACCACCTTTGTTGTTGAAATGCCATCCAATACGGTGTCATCTGCGTTAATTAGAATTTCATAAGGATCAACATGCTTGTAACCACAACTAGAGGCGAAATGGACGACTCGCTGCTTGAAAAGCGAGAGGGTACAGTGGATAATGACAACGAAACCACAACGTGGGTTGAGTACTGGCTGGAGGAAGAGCTTGTACATCGATCCGCGCATGTTCGACTGAAGAAAACCGTAACGCTCACTAGCTCAGTGGCATCTTTTTAAGGAAATATCATGGCAAATACTCAATCAATGTGCACTTCGTTTATGGAAGAGCTTATGCTGGGAGAGCATCAACTCGGCGCTGCAACGCTTGTCTCGCGCACCAGTTTGACCGCCCCGACCACAGATACGCTTAAAGCGGCGCTGTACTTGGCATCAGCAACAATGAACGCCTCTGCCACTGCGTATACGGCAGTTAACGAAGTCTCTGGTACGAACTATGTTGCTGGCGGCGTAACGGTGACAAATGCCACGGCACCAAATTCAACCAACGCTTCAGCAACTGCTGGCGTAGCGTTCTTCACGCCTTCAGCGTCTATTACCTACACCACAGTGACACTGTCTACAGCGTTTGACGCTGTGTTGTTGTACAACTCAACTCAGAGCAACAAGGCTATCAGTGTCCACACGTTTGGTTCCCAAACCATTACGGCTGGCACGTTTACACTGACCATGCCTGCCAACACAACTTCGGCTGCGTTAATTCGCTTGGCAACAACCTAAGCGGAGGCGGCGTAAGCCGTAGACCATGTTTGGTATATCCGCATTTGCAGAGGTTCCGTTTGCTGCGCTTGACAAACTTGTAGTCGCCGCCGCCCTAACGGGCGTGTCTGCGTCTGGAGAAGTTGGGTCTGTAGCAGAAGAAAACGCTGTTGCGCTGTCAGGCGTAGCGGCATCCGGCCTTGTTGGTGGGGTGATCTATAACGAGTCGGACGCAGTACTTACCGCTGTAGCTAGCGGGTTTGTTGGTACAGCAACTCCGGCTCTTACGGTTGCTCTGACAGGCGTAGCTGCATCTGGGGCGGTTGGGTCTGTTGAAAGACTTGTGAGTGAGTCTCTTACAGGTGTAGCGGCATCTGGCAGTGTTGGGTCTATTGGGGCGGAGCGCTCAATTGCCTTGACGGGCGTAGAGGCTGCTGGCGTTTTAGGTTTTGTTGGCGTCCCACTTACGGGCGTAGACGCTTCAGGCGCTGTAGGGTCAGTAACTCCAAGCCAGTCTGTAGCGGTAGTAGGTGTAACGGGGTCAGGTTTAGTTGGTACGGCATCCTCCGCACTTTCTGTTGCCTTGTCAGGTGTGGCAGCTTCCGGGGCGGTAGGTACAGTAACGCAAGGCCAAGAAATTGGGTTAACTAGTGTCGCAGCAGCAGGGGCCGTTGGCACGGTTGGGCTTGCTGCAAGGTCGCTTGCTTTGTCTGGCGTTCAAGCTTCGGGCGCAGTTGGAACCACAACCGCCGTTTACTGGATTTTGGTAAATACTTCTCAAACACCCAACTGGGAATTGGTTGAGACGGATTAAGGACATATATGGCACTCGTACTTGCGGATCGCGTAAAAGAATCAACCACCACGGCGGGTACTGGAACAGTAACTCTGCTTGGCGCAGCACCGGGCTTTCAGTCTTTTGCGGTAGTTGGCGACGCCAACACCACCTACTACACGATTGCCGGTCAAACCACATCTGAGTGGGAAGTCGGTATTGGTACGTACACTTCTTCTGGAACTACGCTGGCCAGAACAACGGTGCTGTCAAACAGCGCAGGAACACAGCCAACCGCGCTTACATTTTCGGCAGGCACAAAAGACGTATTTGTTACCTACCCCTCTAGCAAATCAGTCAATCTTGATGCTTCTGGCAATGCTACCGCTTTGGGTACGCCTGCGTCGTTCGTTGGTACAAACATTACAGGCACGGCTTCTGGCTTAACTGCTGGCAACGTAACTACAAACGCCAACTTGACCGGCGCGGTTACATCCGTTGGCAATGCCGCGTCTCTGGGTTCATTTACATCGTCGCAGCTTATTGGGGCTTTGACTGACGAGACGGGCACGGGGGTAGCGGTGTTTGCTACCAGCCCCACGCTGGTAACTCCTGTTCTTGGTGTTGCGACGGCAACCTCTATTAACAAGGTAGCGCTTACTGCTCCAGCAACCAGTGCTACATTGACTATTGCTAATGGTAAAACACTTACCGCTTCTAACACCCTAACATTTACTGGAACTGATGCTTCTTCAGTCGCTTTCGGTGCTGGCGGCACAGTTCTTTACGCCGTTCCAAATGCTTCTACTCAAGTAACTTCTCTTGGTGTTGGAACTGCTGCTTCTGGCACTACCGGCGAAATTCGCGCAACCAACAACATTACAGCCTACTACTCAGATGATCGCTTTAAGACAAACCTTGGCAACATCCCTGATGCGCTGGCTAAAGTACTGACGCTCAACGGCTTTTACTACGAGGCCAACGAGCTTGCACAGTCGTTTGGTTACGAGAAGATTTTGGAAGTTGGTGTATCCGCGCAGCAAGTCCAAGCAGTTCAGCCAGAAGTTGTGGCCCCGGCCCCAATTGACGAAAATTACTTGACTGTTCGCTACGAGCGCTTGGTCCCTTTGTTAATTGAGGCCATCAAAGAACTGAACGCCAAGGTCACCGCGCTAGAGCAAGTAGTGGCAAAATCAACGCAAGGATAATCATGGCAAGCACCTACTCCCCCTCACTGCGGATCGAACTGATTGGCGCAGGCGACCAAGCCGGTACGTGGAACACCACAACCAATTCCAACCTTGGCACGATCATTGAGTCGGCTATTGCTGGTTACGTGGCAGTGTCCGTTACTTCGGCCAACCAAGCCTTCACTGCGCTGGACGGTGCTGCTGACCAAGCGCGAAATGCTGTCATTGCACTGACTACTTCAACAAGTGCGCCCTTTGCCGTCTACGCTCCCCCGCAGGAAAAGACCTACGTTATCTACAACACCACTGCATACGTAGCGACGGTCTATAACTCCACGGTGCTGGGTAATACCACGGCTGCTGGCTTAGGAGTCGCAGTAGCCGCAGGGGGCAAAGTGGCGATGTTCAGTGACGGAACCAACTTCCGCACCACCGATGCTGCCAGCTTTTCCGGTATTCTTCCCGTAGCTAACGGCGGCACAGGCGTAGCCACATCCACCGGCACTGGCAACACAGTTTTAAGCACCAGCCCAACGCTGGTAACTCCCGCTTTGGGTACGCCCACCGCTTTGGTTGGAACAAATATCACTGGCACCGCAGCAAGTCTAACGGCGGGCAACGCCACTACGGCTGCGGCAGCAACAACGGTTGTTACAGCCGGTTTCTCTATCATTGAGTCCGGCGGCAAGCTGTACTTCAAATACGGGGCTACAAATATTGCTTCGATGGACTCTTCGGGCAACTTTACTGCGTTGACAAACATTACCGCCTACGGCACACCGTAAGGAGCAAGCATGACGCTACCAGTCGTACCCGGCAATTCAATGTCGTTCTCTCAGATTAACACTGAGTTGGGACTATCTTCAACTGCGACAATTTCTTTAAATGACGCCGCTGTTCGTACCTTAGCTGGCGTCGGCGCAAGCCCCGCGACTATTGCCATTACCAATTTAAGCGGCAAATCCAACGAGTTTGCTTTTACTATTTCCAGTGGTCAAACTAATGCCAATCTGCGAACACTTGCAGTAAATGCTGGCTGGAATCAAAGCACCAAAGTTGCTGCCACAATTGGCTCTGGCATATACATTTCGTCAAACTCAACAGGAACAGCCGCACTTACAGTTAACGGCTCTTTCCCCGGCGGTGTCTCGCTTGTAAATAACGGTTTTATTGTTGGTATGGGCGGCGCAGGGGGAAATGGGGCGGGCGCCACTAATAGCCCTACGGCGACAGCGGGGTCTGCGGCTGGTTTGGCATTGGCCGTTTCTACGGCTATTACCATAACCAATGCTAGCGGAACTATTGCTGGTGGCGGTGGCGGTGGCGGTGGCGGCGGACCTGCCCAATTAGAAAATTGTGGTACTGGTTATTTAGCTGGCGGCGGCGGTGGCGGCGGTAGGTCAAGCAACGCAGCCAACTCAAGCGGCGGCTCTGGTGGTTCACCATCTAGTCAAGGCCTTTCCCCCGGTGTTGTTACGCCTTCACAAGCGGGAGGTGCAGGGACTGTATCGTCTGCTGGTACTGGCGGAAACGGCGCTTTTTGGTCCGGAACTGGCGGTGGTGGTACGGGCGGAACTGGCGGGGGTTGGGGTTCTGCCGGAAGCGCTGGTCAAACAACATTTGCACCTCATGGTTCTGGCGGCGCTGGCGGCGCTGCCGGAGGTTGTATTACCGGAAATTCAAACATAACATACGTGTCAACAGGAACGCGATTGGGGTCAATATCATGAACGAAATTACTTATTCATACAAAATTATTGCTGTTGACAAAGAAGCTAGGTGTATGGAGGTTATTTACACGTCAGAGGGGTATCCGACAATGCACATTGGCGCAAGACTTCCGTTTGAAAATGAATCTTTAGAAGATGTAATTGCAATCTTCTCACCTGTAGCTTACTGGAGAGAAAACCGTTTGAACGTTACTGTTCCGGATATTGGCGCAAATGGTTTAATTACTGCGCCAAGTACGATAGCCCCTACACTGGTATTAGCCGCCCAACCGTCCTCAGAAGGCGCTCAGGAGATGTAATGGGCACTGACGTCATTAACATTAAAGCTCGCCACATGGTTACTTATGATGGCGCCGTTATGTCGGTCTATCATGCTAATGCGGGTGAGGGTTTGCCTAAGCATGGGCATTTTTATTCGCACCTAACCATGTGCCATGCGGGAAAATGTATTGTTCGCAAAGAAGGCCGCGAGCTTGTAATGACTAAAGACACGCAACCCGTAAATCTTAAAGCCGACGAATGGCATGAGATTGAAGCGTTAGAAGATGGAACGGTGTTTGTAAATGTATTTGCCGAAGGCAAAACATGACCCAGATTAAAACTCTTACAGTATAGGAATACTTGCGTGACCGAATCATTGCCACAGTTTTGGAAATGGGATGATGCTGTTTCTCCCGCTATGTGCGATATTCTTTTAGAAGAACGCAAAGTTTTACAAGAAACAAATGGTACTGTTGGCGAGGATAAAGAAATTATTTCTGTACGCGATTCAAAAGTTTGTTGGGTAAAAACAAACCACTGGATTGAGTCCGTTATGTACAATCATTCTTTGTACGCCAATGAGCTTGCAGGGTGGGCGTTTCAAATGGGTCGCCCAGAGCGCGTGCAACTTGCGGCCTACGATATAAGTGGGTTTTATAGCTGGCACGAAGACTGGACCCCGTTAGCTAAAAAGCCAAATATTAGAAAAATAAGTTCAGTTTTATTGCTGTCTAACTCAGAAGAGTTTGAGGGCGGTCAGTTTGAGTTTGAAGGCAACGGGCCTGTAGAAATGAAACGCGGGACATTAATTGTGTTCCCGTCGTTTGTTCGCCATCAAGTGACGCCTGTAACCAGCGGTATCCGTTACTCAGCTACATGTTGGGTAAACGGCCCGAAGACGCTCTAGCATGTATGGACGCCCTACCACCTCCACCCCCAGTGGCGCAAGCCCCCGCGCCTGTATTCGAGTGCATAAGGTGGTCATGGTCTTCTGATAGGCTGTTGGTGTGGTGCTTGAAGTGGCGTGAAAAAGGCAAGCCTGAACCAAAGAAAGTAGCGGAAAGTGATTGATCCCCTAACAGCCCTAGCAGGTATACAGGCGGCGGTTGCGCTAATTAAGAAGGTCAGCAAGACTGTTGACGATGTGTCCTCGCTCGGCCCAGTTTTGGGCAAGTACTTTGATGCGAAGTCCACGGCCACCAAGGCGGTTGTTCAGGCCAAGAAGTCCAAGTCCAGCATGGGCACTGCTATCCAGATCGAGATGGCGCTGGATCAGGCCAAGCGGTTTGAAGATGAGTTGCAACTCCTGTTCATGCAGTCAGGCAAGATGGACGTCTGGAACAAGATCAAGTCCAGAGCAGCGGCGTTGGATGTAGAGTCTGCCCATGACGCTAGACGTGAAAAAGAAGCTGCGGCCAATCGCAAGAAAGAGATGGATGAGGTCATTGAGCTTGTGCTGATGGCGCTTGTCTTTTTTATCTTGGTAGGCGCTATTATTTATTTCACCTTGGGCATCCTTGGGCAGCAAAGATGAGCGACGAGCGTTTAAACCTAGTTGACAAGGTGCTGGCGTATGTTTCCAGCCCGTTCCGTCTCTTTGCGATGGTGCTGATGGCCGTGCTCACGTTTGCTGGCTACTTTGTATATACAAACCAAGAGTTGTTGATAGGGGCGTACAAGGAGTCCAAGAAAATTCCCAGCATTGCCGAAGACCGCGTAGAGGACGCAGCAGCCCATCTGTTTAAACAGTCTGGCGCACAGATTGTGGCGGTGTTTAAGGTCAACTCGATGTTTGGCACACGCATCCTGCACCGGGCCTACGCCAAAGACGGCAGAGACAAGACAAACGACGGGCTGGACGTGGGGCTGTTTACACAGAACGCAGGCAACAATTCGGATGTGGTCAAGCTCATGGCAAACGAGATTCCATGCAGCGAGTACAAGTCAGCGCAGTCGGAAATGGGTTTGTGGTACATCGCCAAGGGCGTTACCTACACGTGCCGCATCAGTGTTCCGCCGGAGCCGGGCAGGTTTGTTGGGCAGATCACAGTCGGATGGGCTACTCAGCCTGAAGACCTTGAGAACACCCGCGCCATGCTTCAAATCGCAGCAACTATGCTTTCAAGGAGTAAACAGTAATGGATTGGCTTAAACAAATCGCGCCCACAATTGCCACGGCAATGGGCGGTCCACTGGCGGGGATGGCTGTCTCGGCTATCTCCAAGGCAATCGGCGTAGACCCCGACAAAGTGGGCGACCTGATCTCCAGCAACAAGCTGTCCGCCGAGCAGATTGCTCAAGTCAAAATGGCCGAGATCGAGTTGCAGAAACAAGCGCAGGAGCTTGGCCTCAACTTTGAAAAGCTGTCTGTAGAGGACAGGAAGTCTGCGCGGGATATGCAAGCCGCCACGAGATCAATTGTCCCCCCAGCCTTGGCCGCGATCATCACTGTTGGGTTCTTTGGCATTTTAGGCATGATGCTGTTTGGCAAAGTGGACGGCAACAACCCAACTATCTTGATGATGTTGGGCAGTTTGTCCACCGCTTGGACGGGGATAATCGCATATTATTTTGGGTCAAGCGCTGGCTCACAAGCCAAGACAGACCTTCTTTCTAAGGCAGGGCCAGTTAAATGACTGAAGACCAACTTGAGCAAATGCACATCGATCCGTCATGGCTCGAGCCGCTGACGGCGGCGTTTAACCGCTTTGAGATCAACACCCCTGAGCGCCAAGCTGCGTTTATCGGGCAATGCGCCCATGAGTCGGCCAACTTCAAGACGCTGCAAGAGAACCTGAACTACAGCGCAAAGGGTTTAAACGCCACGTGGCCCAGTCGGTTCCCGTCAGAGGACGCAGCGCAGCCGTTTCACCGCCAGCCCGAGAAGATTGCCAACAAGGTCTACTCTGGCCGGATGGGCAACACCGATGAGGGTGATGGCTGGAAGTACCGTGGTCGTGGCCTCATCCAATTGACAGGTAAAGACAACTACCGCATGGCCTCAGACGCCTTGGGCGTGGATTTCATCGCCGATCCAGACCTTGTCCTGACCAAAGAATACGCAGCTCTAACCGCAGCTTGGTACTGGAACAAGCGCAGTTTAAACAAAGAAGCCGACGCCAAGGACTTCACGGGGATGACAAAAAAGATAAACGGTGGGATAATCGGCCTTGCCGACAGGGTTGCGCACATCAACTCCGCCCTTAACGTACTAACTGCGTGAGGTAAGCGTGACGCTACAGAAACTCCAGCTAAGACCGGGAATCAACAAAGAGTCCACAACTCTGGCCAACGAGGGTACTTGGTTCGAGATGGACAAGGTGCGCTTTCGTTCCGGCTATCCTGAGAAAATTGGCGGCTGGGTTGCTGATACGGGTCCCGCCGCTACATCCACTTTACCTCCTACTACGGGATCGTTCTGGGGGACCTGCCGGTCACTGTTCAACTGGATCACGCTGTCTAGCTACAACCTGCTGGGCGTTGGCACAAACCTCAAGTTCTATATCCAGAACGGCACTGGCGGCTCTTTCTACGACGTAACCCCAATTCGCAGCACAACCTCTGCTGGCGATGTAACTTTTGCGGCCTCCAGCGGCTCAACTACCTTGACGGTTACCGATGCAGCGCACGGAGCGCAAGCTGGCGACTTTGTTACGTACAGTGGCGCAGCCAGCCTTGGCGGGGCAATTACCGCTGCCGTGCTTAATAAAGAGTATCAAGTATTGGCCGTCATCAGCAATAACAGCTACACAATTACTTCTACCGTTGCGGCAAACGTTTCTGATGTTGGTGCTGGTGGCAGTTCTACCGTTGGTGTGTATCAAATCACAACTGGCTCTGAGGTAAATACGGTTAGCGTGGGCTGGGGTTCTGGCGGCTGGGGCGGCATTAACCCACCGGCCCCAGTATCGTCTACGCTTAATGGTGCAATTAATAACAGCGTTACAACCATTACGTTAGTTTCTACCGTGCCGTTTGCTGCTTCAGGCACAATCATAATTGACGCGGAGATCATTACGTATGCGGCAATAGGCGGCGGTAATACGCTGACTGGATGCACACGGGGTCAGTCTGGAACACTGGCAGTTTCGCACTTGACCGGCGCTTTGGTACAAGACAATTCTAGTGCTACTGGTTGGGGTAGCCCTGCCCCCGCCGGTGTCGGCCTTGGTTCTCAGCTTCGCTTGTGGAGCCAGTCTAACTACGGTGAAGACTTAATTTTCAACCCCCGTGGCGGCGGGCTGTACCTCTGGGAAACCAACGCCAACCCAAACATTTTTGACCGTGGCGCTTTGCTCACTTCCGGGGACACCCCAGACGTTTGCAACTTTGTCATGGTGTCGGACTCCTCGCGCTTTGTCCTTGGTTTTGGCGTAAACGACTACGGCTCCGCCGTACAGAATCCCATGTTGATACGCTGGTCAGACCAAGAAGATTACACGCAGTGGACACCCGCCATTACCAATCAAGCTGGTAGCTTCACACTTAGTGAAGGCTCCATCATTATTACCGCTACGCAAGCCCGACAAGAAATTCTGGTTTGGACAAACTCTGCGCTGTATTCAATGCAATATCTCGGACCCCCATACGTTTGGGGCTTTCAGATTCTCGCCGACAACTTATCTATTGTTGGTCCAAATGCGGCGTCTACCGTTAACAACATCACTTACTGGATGGGCGTTGACAAGTTCTATATGTATTCTGGACGGGTAGAAACTCTATATTGTCCCCTTCGCCAGTATATTTTTAACGACATTAATCTATCGCAAGCGTTTCAGTTTTATTCCGGTACTAACGAGGGATACAACGAGGTCTGGTGGTTCTACTGCTCCGCCAACTCTACAGATATTGACCGATACGTAATTTACAACCACTTAGAAAAAATCTGGTCTTACGGAAATCTTGGGAGAACGGCGTGGCTGGACTCATCGCTGCGAGCCACTCCAATGGCCACTGGATATAACAGCCAGCTTATATATCACGAAAGCGGTGTAGACGACGGTACGACCAATCCGCCCACCGCCATTACATCTTTCTGCCAATCCGCCGACATCAACATCGGGGACGGGCACAACTACGGCTTTGGTTACCGGATGATCCCGGACGTTACGTTCAACGGCTCTACGGTAAACAATCCCGCAGTTACCTTTACGCTGCGGCCTCGGCAGAACCCCGGTTCAAACTACAGCACATCGGCTATCCCTACGGTCACCAGCACACAGAACTACCAGTCCACCCGCAATTACGAGGTGCAGCAGTTCACTCAGATCGTGTATGTACGTGTCCGTGGCCGTCAAATGGCGTTCAGAATTAGCTCGGACACCCTTGGGGTGCAGTGGCAGTTGGGTGTGCCATCCCTCGACGTACGTCCAGACGGACGGAGGTAAGCCATGAGCAATCCCTTAGTCCGTGCCCCACGTCTAACCAGCCCCACGCCTGAGTACAACCAGCAGTACATGGAGGCGTTGGTTAGCTCTCTACGCCTGTATTTCAACCAGTTGGACAACCCCGGCGACATAGCTGGGGCTGCGTTAAACTTAAACCTTGACACGCTTCCAACGGACGCCGATCTCGCCACTTTAAGGCTTGGAGATGTGTACAGAGACACGCAGGATGGTGTGCAGGTAAACAGTCAAATGCTCCGCATAAAGACCTCAGTATGAAAGTAAAGACATGAACTATCCAATGCAGGCTTACGGTTTAGGTGGTTTAAACACCGTGCAAAACATGTCCGACAGAAACATGGCTGAAACTCTGATGGCCAATAATGGTCAGCGCTTCGCCGAAGGCGGTATTTCTAATATTCAAAGAATGGCCGAAGGCGGCATTCCCAAATACACGTATGACCCAATCACAGGAAAATACACTTCGGTGGACGAAACTACAGCGGCGGTTTCTAGTGATGCTGTACCCAAATACACATATGACCCTATAACCCAGCGCTATACACTGGACACAAGTACTGAGAAGAAAAAGGAAGAAGATACCGGCTCTGGCGGCTCAAGTGAAGGCAATGACCCAAGCTCAAAACCCGGTTGGTCGGGCGCAGAAAAAGCTTCTTATTACGGCGCAGACCCCAGCAGGGGGGCGGTGACAAGGGGGCTGCAATCGCTATTTGGGCTTACATCGGTTGGTAGGGCGCAAGCCGCTCGTGATCCTGATCTTGGAATGCGAGAGCACTATGCAACTTTTGGATTAAACCCAGACCTTGCCTCATACGGCGGCGCTTCTTTTGCGGAACAAAACGCACTGCAAGCTGCTATGAGTAGTCCGAATACGGGGGTTGGCATTCCCGGCGAGTCTGCTGCCGTAGGCGAAGGTATTGGCGGTGGAGACATTAGCGGCGCAAGCGCAGACACTCCCGCGCTGGCCCAAGGTGGCATCTCCAACCTCGGTGATTACTCCGATGGCGGCAGACTTCTGCGTGGCCCCGGCGATGGCGTCTCGGACAGCATTCCCGCAACAATTGCCAACAAGCAACCCGCTCGGCTTGCGGATGGCGAGTTTGTCGTTCCCGCAAGGATTGTTTCAGAGTTGGGCAACGGATCAACCGAGGCTGGCGCTCGAAAGCTCTACCAAATGCTGGCCCGGGTGCAGAATGCCCGTAAAAAGTCTATTGGGCAAGGCCGTGTAGCGGTCAATAGCCGCGCAGATAAAATGCTGCCTGCATGAACGTTCAGCATGTTCCAAACGAATGGGTCAACCAGACATGGCCGCATGTTGCGTCTTATGTTGAGTCTGCGCTGTCTTATTCGAAGGGCGAGTACACAGCCGAACAGGCCAAGGTCATGGTTACCACGGGCCAGTGGCACCTGCTTGTTGCGACAGACGACGATGGAATCCACGGTATGGCCATCGTTCAGTTCTTTAACCGGCCCAATGACAGGATCTGTTTTATTTTGGCAATCGGCGGTAAATTAATTAGTAGCGATGAAATGTTTAAACAGCTAAAATCATACGCAGCCTCAATGGGTGCAACCTGCATCGAAGGCGCAGCGAGAGATTCAGTGGCCCGTCTTTGGACCCGATACGGCTTTGAAGAGAAATACAGGATTGTAGGAGTCAAATTATGAACCTCTCACGCAGACAACTCGAAGCATTTGGCGAGCCGCTAGGCGACAGCGTAACCCGCAAAGAAGCTGGGCGCATCATCTACGGCGGCGGTGGTGGCTCCACGACCACGTCCAAAAATGAAATTGCTCCGTTTATGGAGGAGGCGGCAAAGGAGTCGCTTGGCAAAGCCAGAGCACTCACGGACACTACAGCAAACCCATACACAGCCTATACCGGTAATCGTATTGCTGAGTTTGACCCACTGCAAAACAAATTTTTCTCCGGAGTTGAAAGTCTAAGGCCCTCTGGAAATATTGGCGCAGCTTCAGATATTGCCGGAGAAGCTTCTAAGAGAGCGTTGGGCATAAGTTATGACCCGTACCAGACGGGCGGGTTTGGTGCTAAAGCCAGTGAGTACATGGACCCGTACATGCAGAATGTGGTTGACATTCAGCAGCGCGAAGCTCAGCGGACGGCAGACATTCAAGGCACTCAACGCGGCGCGGACGCCGTTAAGTCAGGTGCTTTTGGTGGTAGCCGACAGGCCATCATGGATGCTGAAGCTGCCCGTAACCTATCGACGCAAAAGGGTGACATTCAAGCCCGTGGATTACAAGAATCTTACGCAAAAGGACTTGATCAATTTAACAAAGAGGAGGCCATGCGTGAGAGTTCACGTCAGTTTGGCGAAGGCTTGGGTTTAAAGGGGCTTGAATCTGCTTTGACCGCCTCCGGCAGACTGGGCGAGCTAGGCACTGCCGGTTTCTCTCAGGAAGTAGATACATTGGGCGCCCTACAAAAAGCGGGTGCCCAGCGGCAAACGCAAGAGCAATCAAAGCTACAAACCGACTACGAAGAATATCTCAAGGGGAAAAAGTATCCGTATGAGCAGCTTGAGTTCATGTCGAACATCATGCGTGGTACGCCGTATGGCACAACGTCCAGCACATACACACCCGGCCCATCCGCTGGTCAGCAGATGTTGGGTCTGGGCACATCTTTAGCCGGTGCATATTTGATGGGTCCAGCAGGCGGTGCGGCTGCTTCAAAAGCGTTTGGCTTTAATAAAAAAGGCGGCTTAATCTCAACCAAAAAGATGAAGTCAGGTGGCTTGTCTGAGTTGGCCATCTCAATGTTGTAAGGCGCGTCATGAGAATACAAGACTTTTCCAACACTGCCGAGTTCTTGGCAACACTGAGCAAAGATCAGTTGAAAGAATACGCACAGAGCAACGCAGGAAATCCGTACCTCGTTTCTCTGGCCCTGTTTGTTTCTGATCAACAAAAAGCAATGGACAGGTCTAAACAGGCCAAAGCCCAACCACAGGGTTCCGTTGTTGACAGCGCGATTAACAACATAGCCCCAATGGCCAGAGCCACCATGCCTGCGGAGGAGGTCGAATTCGACATGCCGGAAGACTCTGGCATTGGCCAGATTCCAGTTGATGACACCTATTTTGGAGCCAACGGAGGCATCATTGCGTTTGCTGACGAAGGTCTAGTTACAGATCCTCAGTTCGGTGGTTCTAGTGGAGTGATAGAAGATGACCGCCCACAGGCACCAAAGCCAACCAGAGAACAAGTTAACGCCATAGTGCAGGCTCTGCGCGATAACAAGCAAACTGTTGGTTTATCGACCTATCGAGACATTGAAGAAGGAAAGATTACCGCTCCAAGCCAACCTGCGGCTGTTGCGCCTAAAGTGATAGACCTGCCGCCAGCGGCTTCGCAAGTGAGTCCTGCGGCCACATCAAGTGCCCCTATGAGCGCCGCCCCAAGGGGTGCTGGTCTGCCAAGCTTAAAACCTATGGACATACAGGCCATGTTTGAGGAGGCAAAAAAAGATCGCGCTGTAACAGACAGCCGGTATAAATCTAAACTTGATGATATTGCTCGTGCAGAATTAGAGGCTGCTCAGGCAGAGACCGCTGGCACGGAAAAGATACAAGCGAAGTACGCCGACATCACCAAGGGCCAAAGGTCGCGTCAAGAGGCCAAAGAAAAAGCAATTGACGCAATGGACAACCAAGGCATTGGGATTGGTTTGCTGCTGTTTGGTGCCGAGTTGATGTCAAAGCGCAATCCCGATGCAGGGGTTGGCATTAAAGGCTACTTGGCCAACCGCGATAAAGTTGCTGCGGCAAGAGACAAACTTTCAGAATCCCGAGACCGCCTTGAGGCAGCAGAGGCCCAGCGCGGTGAGTTGAACGCCACTGAGCTTAACAAGCTGCGAGCAAATGAGAAAAAGGTTGGTATTGCATCTCAGAAAGTCATGCTCAAAGCAGTCATGGACGAATATCAAGTGGACAAGGAAGAGGGTCTTAAAATCCTTGATCTGCGGATTAGACAGGGACTTGACGAACAAAAAGATTACCGCGCTGACCGCAGACTGGAGAGGCAGATTAGCGCAAAAGACAAAACGCCAGAGCAACAAACCTTTAATCAATTCCTTGCCGAAAAGGGCGGCAACGCTATTGAGGCCCGGAAAGCGTATAACCTTGCATTTGGCGATAAGAACGATCCCAACAAAAAGTATATAGAGCTGTTGCTCGCCGACAAAGCAAAGGTCATAGGCGGACCTCTTGCTGGTAGCGAGTTAGGTCTTAAACAGCTTGCAAATATTGACGCTGAAATCGCTAGAATGTCTAAAGCCTCTGTTTCCGCTAAGACGGCAACCATGGCCGACATTGAGGCCACCGCCAAAGCCAAAGGCAAAACAGTACAGGAAACTCTAGCCGCAGCAAAAGCCCAAGGCTTTGTCGTTCAATAAGGAAAGTTTATGGCCGGAAGAGACCTAAGCGCGGAGATTTTCGGTCCAGCAGATGGTAGCGGTCAAGGCCGAGACCTGTCTGACGAAATATTTGGTCCAGCCGCCAAACCCGTTACGGAGGCAGACAAAGAGCGTACCGTAGGCGCGGCCATCAAAGACGTTGGCGCTGGCCTTGTTGGTGGTCTTGGAAGTATTGTGCAGGTGCCGGGTCAGGTGTATGGTTTGGCTACCGGCAACTTCTCCAAAACCGGATTACTTGGTGCTGGCGAAAGACTGTCCAAGTTTGGCGAAGAGATGAAGTCCGAGGGTCTCAAGGCCCGGGAAGCCGAACGTGCAAAAGCCGTAGAGGAAGCCTCAAAGGAAGGCCAGTTTGCTGCGTTTAAAGCATCTTTGGGTCAGACGATTACCGATCCCGGCCTGCTTGCTGGCTTTCTTGCGGAACAAGCTCCACAGGTTATCCCCATGATTCTGGCTGGCGGTGGTGCCGGTTACATAGCCAAACAGGGCGTCATGAGTGCCGCAGCCGCTCGAGGCGCTGCCCTAGAGGCGGCTCAGCGTCTTGCTCAAAAGAAAGCTCTTCAGGCTGGAACAACTGCTGCCATTCAAACTGGCGCGGTCATGCAGGGCGCAGACATTGGCGCAGGCTCTTACGACGAGATCGTGGCAGGTTTAGTTGAGCAGGGTTCCACCCCGGAGCAAGCCGCAGAAGAAGCGATCAACAAGGCCCGTCTTGCTGGCGTTTCTGGCTACGGTCTTTCCGTTCTTGCCAACAGATACCTCCCCGGCGGTAAGGCGCTGGAAGAGGTTTTGGCTGGTAAAAAACTGACCGGCTCTCGACTTGGCAGTGCAGCCATAACGGCCCTTAAAGAAATTCCCAGCGAGAACATCGAAGAAGTTGGTGGCAAGATCGCTCAAAACATCGCAGCCCAACAGGCTGGCCTTGACCGTGAACTGTTTGGGGGAACTGGTGAGGCTGCTGCCATGGCAACCCTTGGTGCTGCCGGTATTGGTGGCGCTGCTGGAGCTTTGTCTGCCCGTCCTCAAGCCAAGCCCTCGGAAGCGCTTACGCAGGTACAAGATGAGCGGGATGCATTCGCCAAAGAGTTTGGTGAAGGCACACCCGTAGATGTCCCCGCCCCTGATCCGGTACAGCTACCCGGCGGCTTCACGATCACTCAGAGAGAACTCAGCCGTGAGGATGTGCCGGAGTCCTTTGGCATCTTTGCGGAAGGCTCGGACAAGCCCCTCACAACAGTTGCCACACAAGCTGATATAGACGCCAAGATCGCCTCACTTACCGAGATCCGGGCGGAGGAACAACTCCGTCTACTGGAGGAAGGCGACAAGATTACAAAGACGATTCAAGCGGAGGGCCGCAAGCTTGATGTCATGGAGGCCACAGGAAAGGCCGACACTGATGAGTATGTCCAAGCCAAAGCACTGTTTTCACAAAAACAGCAAGCAGCAGAAGTCCGGTTGGCAGAAATAGATGCCCAATTTAATAGCTATCAAGCACCCCTGAGCTTTGCCCCGATTGGTCTGAAGACCGACATCCGTAGTGATTTTGTTGCAACCCGTGGCAACGAGGTTATTGGGTCTTATCCGACCTTCGAAGAGGCCGAGGCAACACTGCGGGCGGCAGAGCCAGAGGTGTTTAAACAGGCAGATATTGAGGCCAAAACCCTCAGTGTGCAGGCAGAGTCAGCCCGGTTGGACGAGCTGCTCCGGCCCTTGGTTGCCAAGTTCAACTTGGGAGATGTAGGTTTAAACATAGTTGACAGGATCGCCAACAACGCAAGCGGCTCGTATTCGGGCATTGATAAGCTGATTGAGATCTCTATGACCGGCGATAAGCCGCTCCAGACGATGCGTCATGAGTCCATGCATGCACTGAGGGATCTTGAATTCTTTACCCCGCAGCAATGGAACGCTCTCACAGAGCGAGCCAACAAGCAGTGGATCAAAGAGTACCTCGAGGACCAGACCTCTGAGGTTGAGGTGGACGGCAAGATGCAGACCATGAGTCGCCTTGACGCCTACAAGAAGCTCGGATACTCGCAGGAGGCGATTATTGAGGAGGCTGTGGCCGATGCCTTCGGTGCTTATGATCGTGGCGTTAAACCGCCACCCGGATTGATTGCCGCCCTGTTTAAGAAGCTCAAGGACTTCTTCAAGAACTTTGGCCAAGCCCTGCGTGGTGCTGGCTTTGAATCGTCTGAGGACATCTTTGAGCGCGTTGAGCGTGGTGAGTTGAAGTCGCGCAAGCCAAAAGCTGAAGCCAAGCCTGCCGAAAAAGAAGGAAAGCTCAGCCTTGCGCCAAAAGGCATCCCGCAGAAAATTTGGGATTTGCACGAAAAGGTTATTCAAGCAGATGACGAAGCTGCCGGAAGAGCGTTTAGAACCACAGGAATCTCATTCGGCGCATTAAAACGCAACCAAACAATGTCGTTTCGCCGTTTAAACAAAGCCGTGATGGACTTTGTTGGTGGAGACGAGCAGAAGGCCAACGACCTTATGGTTCAGATGAATCAGGAGTCTGGCAAAAGGGACGAAGAGAAATACAGCCTTGCTGGTGCTGGCGTACCTCGCTCTACGCGCAATATTATGGAAAGCGCGTCCAAGTTTGCGCAGTCAGAATTGGGTCTTAACACGGAAAAGATTAAAGGCAAATCAGGTCTCAACAATGTTCGTGACGTTGGCAAGCAGCTAAACCGTTACACGCTTGAACAATTTGGTGGGATCAAAAAGGATTCGCCTACAGCAAAAGAAGTCGCCGACCTTGCTGAAGCCGTGGCGGATGAGGTTGGTTATCAGTTGCGCGTTACCGCAAAGACTGGCACTGGCACAGGTTGGTACTCCAACAACTACCCCAATGCGCTCAAGAAACTCGGCAAGGTTTTTCCAGAGTTGAGCGACAACCCGGTTGCTCGCTCCGTCTTTTCTTCAATCGTTGCTGTTACATCAAATGGCGAGGACGTAAGCTCAAACATTAAGAGCGCCATCCGCTACTACCAAGACTTCCGAAGTGGCAAAAAGATGGTCTCCACGGGTTCGCGTAGGGCGACTGCGCTTGAGAACAACCTGAATCAAATTGAAAAGCTTTTTGAGAAGCACGGCGACAACTTTGCTCAGGAGTTAACCAAAGAAATCACCGTTGCTGATTTAAATGCTTATCTGCGTAGCGTAGGCGAAGAGCCAAGCAGTGATTA